CACAATAAATCTTTTTCAAAATTAGAAATTATGTATGGATCTAATTCAAGATCATTATAGTTTTCTAACGCATCACGTACTTTATCTACACTAATATCAACAAATCCTGTGTCGCATGATAATTGATCGAATAAATCTAAAAAATCAACCAATTTTTCATTATGTGTAAGATTAAATGTTGGCATTACTTCATACTCAATTTTGTTTAATCTATATGCTCTTATTGACATATAACCATATCTCCTTTATTAGACTTTCTTGTTTATTTTATTGTTTTTTAAAACATTCTTTGTTTTTAATAGTTTGTCATATACAACCCACATTGTATTTATTTTTGTTGTTATCATATCGTGTACAAGTTTTTCAAGGTTTATTATATTTTCATCTAGTCCAAGTAGTTTTAATTTTATGTTTACTTTCTTTCCATTTTCATTAATTACGTAAAATTCATTATTTTGAAAAATAAACCCATGTTGGTTAAAGTAATTAATATTTGATTTTTTTAATACATCTTTTAGTATTTGCAATCTGTTTTCTACTTCGTCGTTTAACAGCATATCTATTTCTAAATATTCATTTATCAACTTTTTCCATTGTGTATAATTTACCATATAATCACCCTTTCAAATAATTTATTTTTATTTGAAATTCCACCAAATGGATCCGGGCGAGTAAACTCTAACAAAAGTAGAAGTATAAATAATATTGACCAAAAGTTTTTTCTTATAAATTGTAACATACAATCCTCCTTAAAAAAATATTTATCCTATATTATTTTTTTCTTCCCAGAAAAATGTGTAATTATCATTATCTACATTTTCATCAATATTATATTGATGAAAATGATTTATTCTTTTACGTTTATATTTTTTATTAGGAAATATTTGTGTTCTTGTTTTACGTTTATCGATGAGATCATTTAATTCTTTTTTGTAATTACCATCTCTGTTAACTTTCATTCTTTACTACCTCCAAAAATTAAATCGTTTTAGTTTAATTCATAACTACATTGGCGGAGAAATTCCACTAATGTAACTTTTTTGCATACCGAGCGGAACAGTACTGGTATGCGGTTGCGACAAATCTAAACCCGAGGATTTACGTGCATTATCACTACCTCTTAATCAAATTATTATATATGTAATTTTTATTTAACAAAAATATTGATTTAATCAGGTGGAGTATTAACCATTTTTTCTTCTTGATTTATTACAGGAGGTGCAACTAAATTATCTGGATATACATTAGATGGTGGTTGATTAAAATTGTTAGTTTGTTTTACAAATTTAGAATTATCATTATCATTTTTATAGTACTCATTACTAAGATATTCTGAATTGTCGTAATCAGTTTTAGAGTTTTTAACATCTGCAATAAGGTGTTTAATATCAGCATCTGAAATGTTATCTGTTATTTCAGAAATATCAGAGAATTTAAATAACCCTGATGTATAATGTAAAACAATTAGATCTTTTCCACCGTTTCTATTTTTATCGATATTAATTCCAATTAGTGAATAATCCTTACCATATAATTTATTTTTATGTAAATTAATTTTTGATAAAAAGTTATTACTTATTTTATTTATAGGAATTTCAAAAAGTAATCCTATAAAATCAGAGTTTTGTGCAATTTGTCTTGATTCGTCCAAATTTCGCATTGAAGGAATACCTTCATATCCAGCAGTATTTAACTGTGTTGGTATTATTACCGGACAATTAAATCGTTTTGCAAGAATTTTTAATTCTGCGGTAACCATACCAAGTTCGTGTCTTTTTTCTATACCACGTTTTGATTGTACAGATGAAACTAAATTAAGATAATCAATATAAATTGTTTTTATATTATATCGTTGTTCAATTTGATCGATGTACAAGAATATATCCATTGTTGTTGTATTATATGGCTGCATGTATTTTAATATTATATTTTTATTTAGAACCTCATCTATTTTCGATTGTATGTTTAATAAACTTGAATTATCCAAATTACTGATTTTTACTTCAGACTTAGTTATAATTCTTGCAAGTCGTTCTGTTGTTTCAACTATATCATTTTCTAATGTAATATATACAATAGCATCTTCTTTATCCAATTTGTCTCGTTTGAACACAATACTGCTATCATGTGTATCATTCATTTTAGTATTATTTACAAGAAAATTCATTAGTAATGCTGATTTCCCTAATCCTGGTTTTCCACCAAAAACATATATTCGTGTTGATTCAAAACCATTACCATTTAATAATTCATCAAGTTTTTTGAATCCTGAACTTATTTTAGTTCTTGCTACGGCCATTGATGATACTGTTTGTATTATATTTTTCTGTATACTTTTTTTACTGATAATGATTTGGTTTTCTTCTTCAAGTAATTTATTATCCACAACTTTTATGTAATATTGCTGTATTATTTTTTCAAATTTATCAACAGCATCTGATTGTAATGTCTCTGCTGATAATTTAGATAATTCTGAAACCATATTGTTTACATCATCTATAACTGTTAATGACTGTATTTTGTTTTTAGCAAATTTTATGAAATTTGTAATCTTATCATTTGATAAAATAATACGTTTACACTCTTTAAATTGATTTAATCGTTCTTCGTATAGTTTTGCGAGATTTTGATTTAAATCAGATTCATCAAAAATTATATGCCCGGGAATATTTTCATTTTCAATATGTTTCTTACATATTATTTCCATAATATTTTTTAATTCTGGATCAAAATTTATTGATTTTTCCTCATTCAAAAGTTTGTTAATTAAAAATTTTGCGAATATTTTTTGTTTTCGTAAAGTATCATTATCTTCTGGTCTTTCGATAAGCAAGCATATTGATTCTTCTATAAATTCATTACTGGGTGTTAATTCATTTTGATTTTGGTTATCATTGCTTATTTCTTTTGCCATGAATAAATCCTCCCTAAGTTAAATTATGAATCTTTGATTATTCAATACTGTATTTTCAGTATCCAATGTTATTGATAATGTCTCAAAGTATTTTAATAAATCGTCTTTTGTTTTATCTTCAACAAATCTTGAAATTGTATCCATACTTGTTTTTATTGATATTGATTTTGCTGTATTATTCTTTTTTGTGTTAAATGTTTTAAATATATTATTAAGAATAACCATAAACATATGATCATTTCCGGTTTTGTAATAATGATACAATTCTTCAGAAATATCATTCACAACATACTCTGTAATTTTATTGAGAGCGTATGATTCCATGGCAAGAATATATGGTAATAATTCTCTATGTATTGTATTTGTATCTTCACAATATATTGTTCTAATCATTTCAGTTGATGGTAACGCATCTTTCATGTCTATATTACTAAATTCAAAAATTTTTTCTAATACTTCAATAACGATTTCTCTGTTTGTTTTTCCAATAAACTTATTTATATTGTCTAGCTCTGAAGATTTTAGTGAAACATCAATAACACGTTTAGTTTTTTCATCAAAATATGTGAATATTCTTGACATTTGTACTTTTGAAAAAACAGTACTTGAATCAAATGTTAAATTAACTTCTTTTAAGTTGAATAATTCTTTTATATGCTTTTTTATCATTGCATTGTAAATTATATTTTTTGCAGTAGCTGATCCAAGTATGTGAAAATTAAATGGATCAGGTAAAGATTTACCTAATCCAAAAATTATTTGTAGTATTCCAAGTGTATACAAATTGAATTGTAGACGTTTGGTTGCTGGTTGACTTGAAACTAATCCACCAATGGCATAATTGTGATATTTTTTTAGAATATCAGTTTCAAATATTATTCTATTCCATACTTTTTCTAATTCTGTAGTTCTAAAATGTGATACAAAATACAATTTGTTTCGTTTTTCTGGTAAAATATTATCAATTAGATTGTATGCACGGATGTTTAAATTAAATAATTCTTCCCTTGTTTTTAAATCTGGTAGATGTGGAATATCTAATGAAAATGCATAATCAAAATCGTACTGGTTTAAAAAATCAGTATATGCAGAAATAAAATCTGGTATAAGTTCTTTTTTGATATATCCACATGAAACTTGATATCCACCTGAGTCTATAAATAAATCAATAGAATTTCGTATTTTACTTATATCGTAATATTTTGTTAAAAATTTTCCAACATTCTTTACGTATCTATCTTTTAAAAAAACATTGTCACGACTTGTCTTACTATTCAAATTTAATCCAAATGAAATTAATCCTTTGTTACAAAAAGCTTCAACATACTTATTAATATCTCTATCATAATTTAATAATCTCTTTTTTGCTATTCGTAACATCGATTGTGCAGCTGCTACTACAAACATTGTATTTTTGTTTTTCATATTTTTATATACCTCGTAATATTTTTGTAGCTAAAAATTAAACATATCAGCAAATTTTGAATCATATATTTCATTTATCTTGTTTTGTTTTATATCGTACAGTGAGAATATATAACTAAAATCTGAAATTGATTCCAGAAGATTCAAAACTCGCTGATACCAAATAAAATTCATCATTTCTTTTTTATTTACTTTGATGGGTGGTGTTGGATCAATATCATTTCTTCTAGATGTACTAAATTTGTCAAAAAATCTTTTTATTTGATCTTGACTATAATCTTCTGGAACTACTATGTTTGATATTTGCCCCTTAAATCCAAGATTATTCAACATTTGTTTTATTTCTGTTTTTGTATTATTATCAAATGAATCTAAATTTACAGTAACCAAAAATTGATATCCTTTAGTACCAGGTCTAAAATCTTCCCTTTCGTTTAAAATGTTCCATAAATTCATTCCTATTACATGTGATGGAACTTTTTTGTATTCGTTGGTACTAAACGATACAGGCTTACATATTGTTGTGTCAAAGTTATCTATCATATTTTGCATCATTATATCTGTTTCTTTTATTTCTTTTTCAAGCTTGGGTATTATTTTTACATCATCCTCAGTAAGTATAATTTCAACTAGTTTTTTAAGTCGTTCACGTGTAATGCTTGGATAATCGGATCTTTGTATTTCTAATCCTTTAATAGAAATGTTTTTATCACGTGTGATGTATGCATAACGTTTTTTCTTTTTTGCTGGCCAATATGCTCTTTCTGCATAATCTTCATACTCTAACAATAAATGGTTTTTGTCTGACTCAAAATTAAATAATTTTGATATAATTGATGGATACAATATTTCATTAATATCTTTAAATATTTTATCACCAAGTTTCATAACATCTTCATATTTTGGTTTTTTGATATTGTCGATTATTTTTTTGTAGATAGAATCTGTATCCGTGTAAACTGTATCGTCTAAGTCTATGTCCTTAATTTTATATTCATATTTGTCATTTTTAATTTTGTTAGTGTTAAAATTTATCCACCATTTATCAAATATTTCATTTGTTACATCAATAATTTTTATTTCATCTATATTCTTTGTTTTGAGTAAGTTAGAATATCTTGCTGATACTTTGATTAAATATTGTCCTGTCGTTGTAATTGTATTAGTTATATCAACGTCAAATAGTCTACTACCTTCGAATCCATAATATCCATAATTACTATTTGATATTTCTTTAAATGTGCGTTGTTTATTATTTTCTTCTTGTTTCTCATGTTGGTTTTTAGCATTTTTCATTTTCTTTTTGTGATAATTTCGTTTATCAGCAAGATAAGTTAAAATGTCGTAATTTATTGATGGGTTTACTTCGTGTTTATAGAATATTGTACCGTAGGGTGTTAGAATTTTGTCATTTAAAAAATCTTTAATTTCTGATAAATTCATTTTTACTTTTTTGTTTTCAATTGATGGATCTATAAATAACACATATTGTTTTTCAACATTATTTAAATAATCTTTTACATCATGCCACAAATTCTCAAATTTTGCTACGTACGTATCAATCCCTATATTGAATGTCTGAATTATCGAAGGATATAGACTTTTGAAATCGACAATGTATATTCCATAATGTAAACCATTTATTGGTGTTTTTACATATGCACCAATTTTTGGAATATTTGAGCTTTTATGACCATAATTATTGCGCAGTATCATATTTTTACTTTTTAAAAATTTAATCATGTTAGATTCAACAATTTTTGAAACATGTGAAATATAATTCCATGTAACTGCAGTTGAATTACGTAATTCCGACTCAAAAGAAATTATGCTTAGTTTCTGATCTAATTTTAATATTTTTTCAACATCATCGATGTTGTATAATAATGCACGCTTTTTATCTTTCTTAAAAATTAATCCAAAATCAGATCCTTTTTCAAGTTTTCTTTCACCAAGTTCATAATTTGCAATATAATCAAGTTTATAAGATTCTCTTTCACCGTACGTTAATTGCTTATACGATGATAATAAATCTATTATGATAATTCCTGGAACCTCAATAATATTTCTTTTCAAATCAATTTTGGGATACATATTTAATGGACTTGCATCTTTAAAAGAACGTTTTAATTTATTTTGAAACCTATTTATTATGTATCCCATATCGAATGATACATTCCAAGCAGTTATTATATCAACTTTCCTTATGTGCTCTTTAAATTTTTCAATCATTGTACGTTCGCTTGAAAAAAATTCTACTTCATAACCATTAAGTATTTTTTCATTTATATTTCCACTAGTTTTACTAAACACAAAAGATTTTTTTATATCTCCATATCTAAATGATATAATTGAAATGGGGTATTTTGCTTCTTCCGGAGATGGGAATTCTCTATTTTTGGTTGCAACTTCGATATCAAGATACATTATTAATGGTTTAAATGAATTATCTAATTTTCTCATTTCTAAATTATAATAATAATCTATACTATGTTTTAACACGTTTGGGATATCAGCTTCATACAATGTATATTTTGAATTATCTATATTTTTTGGTGGATAACCAATCATGGGTTTTATTGTCTTATTTATTTTTGTAACATGTCTATCATTGGGGGTTTCAGATAAATAATAATAAAATGTTTTATTGTCTTCCAATGATAATAATTCTCGTTTATATGTTTTTCTGTTTCTAAAAATATAATAAATTAGTTTTTTATTATAGTCATAAACGATATCTATAAGATAATAATCTGTATAATATTTTTCATCTAATGTTATTGCCAAAATTGATGAATTATTGTCCTCAGTTTCAATATTATCTTTTGAATTATCATTTTCTTTATCATTAAGTAAATTTAATAATTTTGTAAAATCTTCATCATATATTGATTCTTTGTTTCCACGTATGATGTATGACGGGTGAACTGTTGGAAAAACTTTATACGATTTTCCGTTTTGATGTTTGTAATTAGAAATTTTTCCACGTAATGATAAAATTCCAGAATTATTTGGATTTGCATTTAGTCTGGTTATTGCTGTTTTACCTAATGATACAATATATTTTGGGTTTGTTATTTCTATAATTTTATCTAAGTTTGGCGCACAATTATTTAGTTCATCACTTGTTGGTGTTCTGTTGTTATCCGGTCTACATAAACAAGTATTTGAAATAAACCATTTTTTGTTTGAAAAATATTTTTCTATCATACGTCTTAATAATTTTCCAGATCTTCCAACAAATGGTTTATTTTGCTCTACTTCGTCTTTTCCTGGTGCTTCACCAACAAATAAAATATCACAGTTACTAATATCTGATTTATTATTAGAATCAAATAACACCAAACCACCATTTCGTAATGTGCATTTTTTACATAACGTAGATGATTTTATATTCTTGAAATTATTTATAACAGTGTTTAATGACATTTTTTTTGTATTATTTTTATTTTTTCGTGCAGATTTATAATCATCATTATATAATGTGTTGATTTCATTTTCAATAATTTTATATTCATATGGTTTTATAAAATTTAATTTTTTATCCATTTTTATTTTAGTTTTGTATTTCTTATATAGTGGAAATAAAATTGATGGATCAATACAATAATAATGGAATATTTCTTTAAGAAATAATAAAATTTCTTTTTTTGTGAATTTGTTTATATTCTCATATGAATTTAAATATTCATTTATTATTTTTCTTGCATAATCATGTTTATAAAAAAGTGTAATTAGTGTATTTATTTGTATCATATCTAATGCATCATTGTCTATATCATCAGCATCTTTATCTATGATAAATTGTTTTATTAAATTTAATGCTTGTACATATGTTAACTTTTTTTTATTGTTATTTTTAGTTTGTGTTGTTTTAACGTTATCAAACAAATAGTTCATTGTACACCTCGCATAAAATAAAAAATATGCCGGTCCTGGCTAGGACCGGCAATATAAAGGATTATAAGAAGGGCAGTTATGATAATAGAGGAATATTATCACTGAAATTATCATTGAGTTTTTCAACAAGGATGTCAATAAATTCTTTAAATTTATTATTAGTAATTTCTTTATTTAAATCTTTAACTTCAAATTTTTTACTGTTTCTGTTATATCTTATTCTACATATTATTTCATTTGTACCGAAATCGTTGACATAATATGGAAACAAACTTTCTCGTTTAACATCATCTCTTGTTTCACAAAGCACGAATAATATATTGAGTATAGCATATTTGTTATTTGTTATATGGCCATTTAATTTATAGTTTTCTATTATAATATTTGCTGTCTCGCTTGCATACCCATCAAAAGCCACAACTTGATCATACTTATCATAATAAATTCTACCAACTACGAATTCGTCAGATTTATGTTTTGACGTATCATCAGTATCTTCGTCAAAATAGTCTTCTATGTCATCATTATCATTAGAAGTATTCGTATACTTATCTACTGAAAATGTTATAGATGAATTAGTCATATCTTTTGATAAATATATTTTGTAATAACTTGAATCTTCCTCTAACAATTTATTATTTAGCAAAGAAATATATTTTGTAAAATATTTATTTTTTATTAAATTCACTGGCTCAGATATCACATAATCTTCTATTCGTGTATGGAACTCATCAGGGTTTTCCTCAAAAATTAAATCTTCATCAAATAGCGGCATTTTCTCATCCATCAGTTGATCCATACCCATTTCCTCCCCTGTCTGATTTTAACAATGTTTCCCAGTTATTAAATACATCATTTGAGTAAAAAATTCCAATTTTTATTTGATTTGAAAAGTCATTTATTACTTTATCGTAAGATAATAATGGTATATATGGTTTAAGTACTAATTGACATAGACGTGTTCCAGATTTTATCACATTATTTGGTATATCTTTTGTGTGATTAAACAATTTTACTAATATCATTCCAATTTCTCCACGATATTGAGGATCAATTGTACCAGGCGAGTTTGCAACAATTAATCCATATTTGTGCAACGATGATCTCGGTCTTACTTCAAAATATAACGATGGTTTTGTAAAAGTTTTTACACCACTTTTTATGATTTTTGGTGTATTTTCAAGATCATTTAGTTTTATATTTTCAGTGTTTACTATGTCCATACCAACATCATCGTTATATTGTAATATATAATTGTGATTATTGTTGTAGTAATATTTATTATCCATAACTATCATTGCATCGAAGTCTGTTGATTTAACAATATCTGTAAACTCTGATGTATCAGTATTTGAATAATGTATACTAGTAATTATCATAATACTACCTCCTAATTAAAAAATATATTTTATAGTTATGTGTAATTTTCGGCATTTCGTTATATTTGTTTAAAATTCGTCTACATTATTGAGATAAATGTTAATAAATTTTTAATTTTCATCGATGATTTTAATATTTACATTTTTGTCAATTTCTGCAATATTCTTAATATTATATGAATATATATTATATGCTTCTTTTATCTCTTTTTGTATTTCGTTGATATCCAAATTTAATTCTGAAACTAGATTTTGTGTTTTTTCCATATCTTTTCGTAAATCAAATATTATTTCAAATAATTCGTGTATTTTAGTATTAGATTTCATAACATTAAATCTTATTCTATTTGTTTAATTTTTATTTTGTAGCATGATACATCATAATCACATATTAAAAATTCGGTTATATCTGTTAACAATGTATTTTCTATAATATTGTTTATTTTTATATCAATATCAATTCGTATGACTATATTATAATCATTATCATGCGCGAAAAAATAGCATCCAAAATTTTGCCATTCATATGCTTTTAATATTTCGTTTTTCTTTTCGTTTGGAATATAAATAATATCATCATTATTTTTATAATTTCCAATTTTAAATTTTTCATGTAACAAATTGTCTATATTCATAATATACCTCGTATTTTTAAATAATTCTGTTTAAAAAACATTTCCATTACAATAATAGCATCTGCGATATGTTCCTGAAAATATTTTTGTTTTGGAATTATTAAATTTGGATGTAATCGTTTCATTGTATCAATTGACATATTTTTATCAGTTTTGACTTTTTTTGGTATTAATAATGTTTCGTAAATGATTTGTTTACATTGTATGGGTTGAAATAATTCTATATCAATATTTTTTATTGCTGCTAATGTTATGATCATAGAACTTGAATAACCCATCATCAATTGAGCTCTAGAACTTTTTGAACCAGATGATGGAATTTCACATACAATTGTTTCTATATCAAAATTGTCAATTATATCTGATAATTTTTTTGATGTAGATTTTATAATTTCTGAATACTGATTTATTTTATATTTACTTTTATTTTTTATTTTATTTTCGATTTTATTAATAGATTTCGATTGCTGTGAACATGTAATTTCTATTATTGATGTGTCCGTATTTTTTATGACACCACAAGTGCTTATTTTTCGTGTTTCATTAGAAATTACCCAACCTGTATTTCTAAATCCAATATCTATTGATAAAATATTCATATTTCGTGGTTATAATATTTTTATTTTAAAAATAAATTATTATGCTCATCTATATCTATATAAGTTTATTTATTATTTGTGACGTTTAATTTCATGTTAATAATACTCCATAAATGTTTATTCTACTTGTTTATACAAATTATCTTTTTTTGTTCTAATGAAAAAATACGATATTTGCGCAGTGAAAAAATCACTGCGCAATAAATTTTACTAGAATAGAATATCACTTTCGCTTGGTTGTTGTAAATTTTGAGGAAATTGTGGTTTTTGTGGTGCGTTATTCGTTGTTGTAGTCGTAGTAGTAACATTTGGTGATGATGGTGTATTAAAATTATTATTCGGTGGTGCGTTATAATTATTACTATTTTGTGATGGATTATAGTTGTTATTTGGCATTGCGTTATAATTATTACTCTGTTGATAATTTGTATTTTGATTATTATTATATTTTTGTTGTTGATTCTGTGGTCTTGATATTATTCTTGCACCTGATGCTACAATTGTAAATTTCGTAACAGGATTTCCTCCATTTTGTGTATTATTTAATTTATATGTTACAAGTTTTCCTTCTATCCATATCAATGTTCCTTTTGTTAATCTTCCATTATAATATTCTACTAAACTTGGATTTTGCATTTCAACCGGAATCCAATATGATCTGTCTATCCAGTTTCCGTTTTTATCCTGATATGGATCGTCTACTGCAATTGAAAATTTTATAAATACATTTCCAGATTGCATTGTTAGATTTTCAGCATCATGCCCTATTCTTCCAATACCTACCCATTTTTGAATCATAATTTAACCTCCTTCTTATTTTTAATCGTTGAAGAAAATATACAACTTGTTTAATTTTTTCTGTGCATTAGAAATAATTACATTACTGTATTGTGAAAACATACTGTTAGAAAACGGACCTTCATTATAATATTTTAATGCGAGATAAAAATTTCCGTTGGATTTTTCTAAATATTTGATAAAAATATTTTTCGATATTCTGATATTTGTTCTATAGTTGAAAAGTTGTTTATATGATTTTAATTTAAAATGTTTTTTCCATACAGAATATTTTATTTGTAGTAATCCGTAACATCCACTTTTAGATATTGCATTCTTGTTAAATCCAGATTCCATTTCTATCCATTGCAAAAATATTAATCGTAATAATTCTATCCTTAATGGTTTTTTATGATGTTTTATTCTTATATAATTTATTGCAGAATAGAAATTGTATGAATTATAAATTTCATAAATTAAGTTATCTTTGTATTTATACTTATTTATTTGGTAAAAATTTTCAATGACAAGATTTCTAAATGTGACGTATTCATAATTGTTTGTATCCATTAAAATACTTGCATTTGTATTTACTTCACTTACAAAAGATACAAAAAGTATTGTAAACATTACAATAACAAATTTTTTCATATTTATTCCTCCATTTTAAGTATAATCTAATGTTTGTGGAATTTCGTATTCAAGTTCGGATTTCAAAATATTTAATTCGTTTTGTGATAATTCTTTATTGTCATCTAAAATATAATTAATTATTTTTTCACGTGAATCTTCCCAATACTCATATGGATCAAATATCTCATCAAATATATATTCTGTATTTCCAAGCTGTATATTACAAACCCATGGAGCATCCCATAAAAAGTTATCAACATTTTTATGTATTAATTTAATTTTATTAGATGATTTTTCCCGGTTATCATCATCAATTTGTGGAATTATTACATTAACAACGTCACCTTGAGAATACCCACGTGATGTATAAATATCATGTTTTTTTATAAAATCACCCATATCTATGTCAAAGTAATCAGGATAATCTAATAGTTCACATAATCGTATTTCAGTATCTACAAAATTTTCTAAAGTTTCTTCAATTATTTCAATAATTTCTATACAATTTGTATTTTTTTCTATATCTATATCTAATATTTTTATAATTTCAGATAGACATTCAATATTATCTATATCATTAGATAAAGAACATTGTATTTTTATTTCTTCTTTTATAGAATTATTTAACTGTATATTTATTTCATCCTCTATAAGAGAATAAAAATCTTTGCTTGTGTCAAAATACCACGAACTATCATTGTATACATATAAATCAATATTATGTTGAACATCGTAATAATCATGTATTATTTCGGCAATTCGATTATCATCTATTTCGATAAACAAATCTTCAAATACTGTTTGAGAAATAGATTGTGAATAGTAAGCGCAACACGATAAATCTAAAACTTGTTTATATGGTAATTTTTTCATTTGTTACACCTCAAATTTATTTTTTCTGTAATTTTGAATAATCATATATTCATCATCAATTAAACGACAATACGTTATTTTTTCAATTTTATCATATGTTAAAAAATATCCCCATTTATTACAATCATTTTCTATGAATTCTATTAATATTTTTCCGGAAACAATACAGTCGTGAAACAATTTAATGAACGTCTCGTCGTTATAAAAATCACCTTCATAGCTTTTAAGTATAATTGCTTGTAATATATTTGTTTCTTTAAAATATTTTATTTTAACATCAGAAAATCCACCAACTTCTCTAAGAGTTGTTTCTGAGTTCGAAGAAAATAACGTTTCTAATAACTCAACGTTAACAAGATTTAGAGTTACGGGTTTTATTATTTCATAATGAAATCGTGATATATATTCCATTATTATGCCCCCATATTTATATTTATTTATACCATTTTAAAATAAAATTATTATTTTTACAAATTTTGTTTTGGCATCAGAAGACGTCTCTGTCTAAAATTGTAAATTAATTCATACTCCTCCGTTGTTAATAATAATGGTGTTAGTTCTTCAATCTTATCATAATATAATTTATATCCCCATATATCGCAATCTTCACCTTTGAATATGAATTTTATCGTTCCAGATACAATACATTTATGAAACATTTTAACAAACAATTCTTGATCATAAAATTTTGACGTATATTCTTCAAGTATGATTTCTTCTAACTCGTTTGTTTTTTCATTATAAATTATTTCAACATCAGAAAATCCATATACATCAGCATTCTGTGAATCTGATGAAAAATATTCTTCAATATCTTTTACAATTTCAGGATTTACTATTAGTGGAGAGGATTCGATTTCATATTCAAATTGTGAGTTGTATCCCATATCTATTCTCCTTTCTTCTTTTTTAGTTTTTCATTAAGTTCAGATATTTTACCTTCGATACGCTCTGATGTAATATTCAGTTCATCAAATATATATTCTGATAAATCTGCATACATTTTTACTGTATGTATAGTATCACTAATTATATTTTTTATATTATGAAAATCAGATTTATGTTTTTTTTCCACACAAAACCTCCTTTTTGTTTAAAAAAGAAACGAAACAGAAAATAGTTTTATTTTTTTAATTTTATGCGAGATCTACAAAAAATGGATTATGTATTATTCCTGATTTAACTATTGCACATATGAAGATTGGTTTTCCTATTTTTATGTCTTTTCTATAAGTTTCAGTATAAACTGTTATGTTTTTATTTAATCTAGAATTTGGAAGCTTACACTTTAAAATATTACTCTTAATAGAATCATCATGATAATAATCACTTACAATACATTTTATTAATTTATTGTGTTTTGAAAATAATACATCATAATCGAAATTAAATTCGTGAATGTAGTTACGTAAAAGTATTGATGTATTACTTGATTTTGTAATATCAATTAATCTATTTATTATTTCATAATTTGATGAATTATAAAATTTTATAGTTTCAGGTTTGTATAGATCAAATCTGTAATTGTTCAATGTCAAGTTTAAATATTCTAATCTTGATGAATATTTAATTCCCATAGAAATATCAAAAATTTCGTATATTTGATTATCATCAATAGATTTGTATTTGTAATATAAACTATTTTTCTTATAAAGATTTGAATTTTCTATTTTTTTATAAGCTAAATATATATAGTTAGAGTTCAATTTTAAAATATTTTGTTTTGTTGTATTGTCAACATATATTTCAGAATTATCATACAAATCAAAAATTTTCATCAAATTTGGACTGATTACATAACTTCGTTTAAAAGGGAGAATAAAGTATTTTTTTTGAGATTTAATAGCTTTAAGAATTCCCGGTACAGAAATCTCTTTTATATTTATTTCTATTTTCATACTCAATTATAACTTACTACTTATATTTAGAAAGTTGTAACTGTATATCTTTTAATTTTAAAATATAGTTCTTTTTTACCTTCTCTACTTTAGATAAACATTTTTTACGCTGTAGTTGATCCATCAGTGTGTTACATTGTGATTGTTGTTGTGATAACGAATTGATTACTTTGTTATAAGCATCAGCTTTGCATTGTAATTTACTTCTTCCGATTTTATTAATACATGATGCTGAGAATTTATCATAAATCTTATACGCAAAGACTGAAATAACAGCAGCAATACTTACGCCTTTTGCTATGTTTCCAGCATTTATTACTGATGATAATCCTTTTGTAACATCTAATTCTTCAATAATTGATATACTTTCCTGTAATGTTTTTGTGCTTGATTTTAATAATGTATGGGATACAACTGTAAAATTTTTGTTTTCAATGAATCCTATATTTTTTAATTGTGTTTTATTTATGAATTGTACTACTAATGTGACAATTTCATCTTTTATACCCATGGGTGTTTGTTGACTATTGATATATATATTTTTCACTATAAAGTTTACAGTTTTTCCCATTATTTCTGCTGTTATTATGTCATTTATTTCAACAGTTCCTTTTATTATTTCGCATGTTATTAAATAAACATTTGGGCCATGTGTTTTATCAACTTTCGTTACTTTGATTTCCGGTAAATTCATTGATTATTATCTCCTTTTAAATGAGTTATATAATTCCCTTTTCATGTTTCTTTTTAAGAGATTCAATTATTTTAGATGCTTTTGCTGCTATATTTGGGTGCTTCTTTTTATTCCATCTTTCTAAATTAGTTAGTGCTTTGACTATATTTATATAACCATTTTTCTTACAAAGATTAACATAATGTTTTAATGGCATATTCCAAAAGTTTTTTCCTTCTGGTATCTCTAATTCTCCTGGATGTTTTACTGTTATTTTCGTTGTTGGTTTATTTGAACTTTCAAGTAATACTTTCATTAACATACTCAGTTCCTCCAATATTAACAAAATCTATTTTTTGTTCTAAATAATTATAATTGAAATTAGGCTGTTTATATAGCCTGATGGAAGAATTAAAGTATTTGTTAATGAATTTATTTCATAATCATTCTGAATATTATGATTTTTAATAACAATAAGTTCATTATCATCGCGATTAAAATCTTGATAAATATCAGTAATTGAAATTTCCAGATCGTTATCGTTTTTAATTTCTTTATAAACCCATCGCTTTATATCTTTATCGTATAAGTTCATCTTATTATTCAATATCATTGAAAATGGTTGATGAATATCAAGTGATGGATTTGTTGTATCATCATCATTTGGTGTTAATTGAACTAAATCAGATAATACTTTGAAACTCATTTCTCTACCGGGAATAACTAATGTTTTAAATTGTTGAACTTGCCAGTAACTTTCAACTATAAAAAATACTGGTATTTCAAATTCCATTGTAATATCCATTTGTGCTGCGCATGTTGCTATATCTTCACCAGAATCTTTGTCACGTGTTCCTATTGATTGTATTGCATCAAGTCGTACTAAAGGAGACATATACATTTGCATCATTGGTATTTCTTTGTTTATGGTATCTAGCAATGTTGGTGTTGCATGGTTCCAATTTATAGGTTGTGCAGTTGTGTCATCATGCGCTAAAAATACTTTATCTGGTAAAGGACACAAAACATTCATACCAAACATTTTTAAAAATCTATTTGTACCGTGAAATGCTTGATGGTATCGCAATTGAGCATCTATCAATTGATAAATAGAATCAAACCATAAATAAATAGATACCAAGCTTGTGTATCTTACAAATCCTGGTGTAATTCTTATATTTTCATCCTGATATATTGGTTCAAAATTATATCTTGATTGTGATGCTGCAACGGGAGTTCGCCATAATTGATTTCCAAACTTTTCATCAAAATTTATAGGTAATGTTGGATCAAGTGCTATTGCCGGTAAAGCAGTGTTTCTTGGTATATCAGGCTTAAGTAATTGTTGAACTGCTTTATTATATGTAGAAATCGTTCTTGTTTTGTACACGTCGTAAAGATGTGTACTCAAATATTCTAAAAATAATCTATACACATTCCCAACAACTTGATGTGCATAATCGTTAAAAACATAACTTGTAAAATACTGATTATCAGACATTTTTATATTTCTCCTTTTTTTATTAAATAATATTATCAGTAAATGCTATGTTTACAATATCCAATAATTCTTTCATAAACAATGCGGTAATAATCATTTTTAATTTTTCAGATCGATCATCTGATAATTCAAAATTTTTCATTATAAATTTTGTATTTTTATTATGTATAACCGATCCTGCTAATGCAAAAATATCATTATCATTCTTTAAATAATCTTTTATAGAAATAATTATATCTTCAAGAATATTTCTTAATGTTTGATTTGAAATTTTACTTGTATCGATTTTCCAATATTCATTCATAAATTGTTTTAATTCATCAAGATTTTTATCATCAATGTCCTTAACTTTTTTTGTAGTTACAATCACATTTACGACTTCATGCAACCTATCTATATTTTCGATAACTATTCCATCATCGTTTTTATTTTTATTTGTTTTTGTTGTATTATTTGAATTTGTTTGTATTTGTTGCTCTTCTTTGTTGTTTACTTCGTTTATTTTTTTATATTCTGTATTAATTTCTGTATTTTTTTGTATTTGCTGTGAATTAACTGCACTTGAGTTGTTATTTATAAAAGGTATTAATGGTAAAATATTCAAGATTGTTTCAGATATTTTTATAAATGGATTAAGTTCATTTTCTAATAAATATGAAAAGTTATTATTACCATTTGACGAAATCCATACAACATTTTGTGAAAAATCAATATATACATTTAAATTATCAACAACTACTGATTTATTTTGTATTTCAATGGGTGAATTTTTTCTAGCCTCAAATTTTGAAATTACTTTTTGTATCAATGAAGATAGTTTACATATTGTTACAGGTGAAACACTAACGGTTTCGTTAGACGTTAATAAATTTAATGATACTCCATTTTTATCGAGTAAAATAGTAATATTTGTGAAATTTACAGAATACATTTGGCCTCCTTTTTTTTCTTTTAAAAATCGTTCAAACTTTTAACTTTAATTAGGTTATTATAATAATCATCAATTGCTGTATTATCTTGTGTAACATAAGAAAAAAAATCATCTTCAGACATTTCTTCAATAATCTTATGTTTCAATTCATTCTTTATGTTAGATGTTATTTTATTTATATCAAATAATTTATTTTTATTACCATTAGTATTATCATTTGAAAATATATCATTTAATATTTTTTTATCATTAGAAGTTACAGATGATTTTGTTGTTGGTAAATCTTCTCTAAAATAAGTGTGTACGTAGCATATAAATGAATATGCCATTAACCTGTCTGTCAATCTTTTTGATGTATTATCTTTTTTTAGAGCCATTAATTCAGATGCCAAACTCTTTGATTTTATTCTTGTTGTATCTTCAGTAACAATATTGTACAAAGATGACATCATTTTTGGTTTTGTTTTATTGTCAGTAATAACACCCGGATTTAATTCAATGATTTTCGTTTTTTCTTTATTATATTTCTTTCTATAGAACATTCGATTTGATATTATTTCGTTTTCTTCTAGTCGCTCAACTAATTCTGCAGCATATGAATTTGCTTCTATTATAAGAAATGCATTTTTATGAGTTGTCATAAATTCAATGATTTCATTTTCCAAATCAATAATTCTGAAATCACCAACAAATTCAGCACATTGTCGTAAATATTCATCAGTAACTTCAATTACAGAGTTACATGCACCATAAGATGTTGCAACATCGACACCGACATAATAAATTTTATCAGGGTTTAAATTAGAATAATATTCCCATGTTCCTTTTCCAAAGCCATTTTTTCTTGTATATGTTTTTTCTTCTTCTCGAATTACATTAGTTTCCATATTAATTAAATTTTGTAATTTGTTGAAAACTTCTCTATTGAGGAATGTATCATCACCACTTATAAATTTTAATTCCAATTCCTGTTCAATATCGTCTTCATTTCCAATTGATAAAATTAATTTTTTCTGTTGTGCTAACCATTCATCATCAGCAAATGGTGCTTCTGAATAATGAATTCTCATTGGGTTAAAAATTGATTGTCCAGAAATTGATTTTGTCCATGTATCGTAAAACCATTGACCTATACCATATGTTTTATTTGGAGTAGATAGAATTGCTATTCCGTGAGGAATATTTTTTTCACGTGCTACTTGATGTGCTTTTATAACAGCTGGTGCAATACCTGTAAAAGCTATTTGAATATTTCTTACGAATGCAGCTTCATCGATAATTAAAAATGTTATTGTTTTACCTCTAAAAACACTTGTAGGGTTTGCTTGGTTAACTGTAGATGAAATAATTCTTGAATGGTTTTCTAACTCATATGTTTGCTCAGTTTTCTTTATATATTTCAATTTCATCCATTGAGGTAAATCGTCATAAATAATTCTACATTTTCTTGCAAAGTCTGTTGATTCATCTCTGTCTCTAGAAATTATACCGACTGTAATATTAGAGTAAAATGTTGTTATATAAACTGCAAAAGCTTGAGTTATTGTAGAAATACCTATTTGCCTTGATTTTAAAGTTATTACGTAATGATCATTCATAAGTGATTTAACAAATTCTTTTTGCTTTTTGTAAGGTTTAATTTGTATAGTGCTTCCAGGTTCTTCTATTCTAACATAATTTTCAATAAAATAATTTGGATTAACTTTACATCTTATTAATTCTTTGGTTATATTCACATTGTGCGTTGATGATGACATGTTAACATCCTCCACCTGCTGATACTGTAACCTGTACAGACCTTCTTAATTGATCAAGATAACCAAAATATGTATTTATATAGGTGTTAAAATTGTTTATCTGTGATGTAAGAACTACAGGAATATCAGTTATTTCTGATATTAGTTCGTTTAAGTTTTGTGATGCATTTATAAACTGTTGTAAATTTATATTTTCAAATTTTTGACTTATACTATCTATGTTTAATCTTAAAATAAATGATTTTAGAAAATCTATATCATCATTATCATATGGGCCGTTGGATTTTACTTGTGCAATTTTATTAAGTTCTGTATCACACAATTCCACAATTTGTTGTGTATAATATGAAATGTCTTGAATTTCTTGAATTGTTTCGTACATATACGTTATTATTTGTAATAACTCCCCTATAACATTTGAAATAGTCTTTGGAAAATTTTTTATATTATCAGTTATATCGGATAAAACTGGGATATCATCATCTGGATATTGAAGCATATGATTCATAGAATCATAATTAGAAACTTCAGGTGTTAAATATGTTTTGAAAATTGAAATAAATTGTTTTATATATTGATTATCATTATTTATACTTGAATCAAAATTATTACAAGTAACTAGTAATTGGTTTGTATTATCAATAATGTTATCAAAATTTGATTTAAAATTACTGACTGTATTTCTATAAATCGAATCCATATTTAAAGCTTCGGTTTTTAATTCATTAAAATTTGTTTCTATTTCATCAATTATTTGTAATAATTCTGATATTGTCATTTATAATTCTCCAACAGATTCTTTTAAACTTGTTATATTATTTATTTTTTGCGAAATATTATTTCCAGAATTATGCACTTGACTCATGTTATTTGTTGTTTCAGAAATGGTTTGAGTTGTGTTATCAACAATATTTGATACTTCGGTTTTTACATTTGATGAGAATCCATTTACTGAACTTTGTATATTTTTTAGATTATTAGATATGTCATTTACTTTACTTACTGGAATTATAGGTGATGCAGATCCTGGTTCTGATGGTGATGCTAAGTTTACATCATTTTTCATCATATTTGTCCGTATAATTGTAACTTCAGTTCCTAGCTGCCATGTTTTTCCTTTTTCTCGTGTTAATCGATATAATACTGATTCGACAATATACATTCCTGTATGTGGTCTTTGATCCGGATCATTTGACTTTATTTTTATAGCTTCAGATGGCCACACAAATCTGAGTGTTGGTATATTTTCAAATTTTACAACTCCACGTGTTACAAATGTATACTCATACCCTAAATGACTTGTTATAGGATCAAAACAACATTTATATGATGGATGTTCTGAAATTATAACATGCTTTATATTATTAGCCTTTCCTATTACATTTTCTTTATTTCTATCATATTTTACATGAACTGATCCATGTTTGTTTATTAATTTCTTTTCATCACATTCTAGTTTCTTAAATAAAATTTTATGTGGTTTTGCTACAATTGTATATTTTGTTGGATCTATTGTGTGTGAACTAAATTGAATTTTATCAGATACAACAAAAGTTTTACCACCAAGTTCTTGTTTCATTAAACTTGGTATATTTATTGCACCCGGTGTTCTGATTACAAATTCTTTTTCATAATTTTCACTTTTAAGTAGCTGGTGAGTATTTATTATATAAAGTCTAACATTTGATGTATCTGTAGAATTTTTTGACGGCAAGATACATTTAATAACTGCATCAGACGAGAATCCATACCACCAATCTATATAATTAAGAACTTTTAAAAATGGTTCTTTTTTAATATAAATTTGAGGAATTTTCTTTTCTTTTTGAATTTTATACTTTTTAAATTCTTCAACATTTGGTGGTTTAATTAAATCTACGACTTCATATGGTTTTTTGTTTCTTAATAATTGGGGGTGAACATTATAATTTACAGCATCATAAACCTGACGCATGTAAAACATCATATAATCTCTACCAACATTTGGTATTCTTCTTTCTGATTGTGGCAAACTGACTTTCCTTGTTGGTGAATACATATCATGTTTTGATAAAATTGGAATTAATGAATATTTGTCGATATGTAATGGACTTTCTGAATGTTGATATGTTTCTATTGTTAAGTCTAAAAAGATTATATCTTTAAAATATTTATCAATAACCTCTTTTGTAACAACTATTGCTACTTGAGGAATTGGTAGATTTAAACTGTAAATTATTTGTATGTCCTTCACATATGAAGATATGTTAAACTCACCAGCTACAGTATAAAGCTTTGCCTTTATTTTATAATCATCTATTCTCATATTTTTTGTTCCTATTTTTTTGCATATTATTTTTATTAAAAAGAATCGAATACTTCATACGATACAAATTCTGGTATTTCAATAAACAATTCTAATTCTGATAATTTAAATCCATATTTTGATTTAAATGAAAAAATTAATGGATCCTCGTCTTTATAAATATATTTTCTATAATTTTCAGTAAATTCATTATTTACATGTGTTTTAATAAACGCATTTTCTAAAAATCGTATACCAATGTCTGTTTTTATTCGTGTATAAATATTTTGTTTGATATAATTATTATTGAGTTTTAGTTCGTGTATTTTGCCCATACTACTAATTATTTCATAATAGTTATTTGAAGATACATTTACTTTTAACAAATTTTGATGTATAATTTCCAGCGAATTAGGAACGTATACATCAAATATTATATAACCTTTTCGTTTTATAGGAAAAGGATAATAATTTCGTTTAAGCATTTTCATCGTTTATAATTCCACAATAAATGTTTGTTTTTTCATCATTAGTTTGAATATGTGCTAAATACCGATTTATTTTCTGTAGGAAGTATACATTTAAGTATACGTCTGAATTGAATGGATGATCAATTATTAAAGAATTTGTTATGTGCTTTCTTCCAATTTTTAAATCATTAATTTCAGGTATAATATCAAATTTAGCATTTTTTGTTTTAGATTCTGATTCAAAAGTTAACAATGATTTGTTTTCCTGAATAATGATATTTATTATTGAAATAAAACTTTTCGAAATATGTTGCATTCTTGCTAATGATTTAAATGGAATTCTTGATTTAAATACAAGGATTTTTTCATTTATTCCATTTTTATCTAATTCTTCATCGGTAATAAATGGATTATTACAAACATCTGAAGATGCCAAACGTGTTGTTACACTTGTAAAATTGTCCTTTAATGTTAGATTTCGATCATCTACATCTATTTCAACGCGGTCTTTTGAATTTGTAGGTAAAAATATTTTTGCTAAATTTAAGAATTCACTAATAGATACAATTGTTAAAGAAACGTTATTAAAACTATCATCCAATTTTATGTCGTACGATACAATTTTATTATCACTTCTAATACGTATTCTACCATTTCTTATTTCACAATCACTACATTTTTTTGAAAGTGCTGTCAAGATGTCTATAAAATTTCCATATTGTTCTCTGTCGAAAGTTAATGCCATTAATTTAACCTCCAAATAATTTTTTATATTTACGTATTTCCTTCATTACCAGTATATGTATCCGGACTTCCTGTTACAATATTTCCAGTAAAGCAACCAACAAATGGATCAGTTATTCGAGCTTTTTGTAAATTATTAACATATACAGTTGGACTTCCGGATATTATTATCCCAATATGACCACAAAATCCAAGTACAATATCAGTTTGACGTGCTGAATTTAAATTATTTATATATACGTCTGGGCTTCCTGTAACGATTACACCACACATAGGTATTGGTACAATGTGACAAAAGCAAATACCACAACCAATGTCTGTTAAACGTGCAGAATTTAAGCATATACCACTCATTATATTATGACCCTATTGATTATTTTAGAATCAATATAATTACTTAAGTTGTCAAAATATGCATCAATTGATTCAGGTGTGCAACAATCTATTTCTGACTGAAATTCAGCATGTTTTGAATTTATAAAATTATTTAAATTTAAAAATACTGACTTTATAGATTCTACATAATTATCATATATTTCTTCTAATTCAACACTTATATCATTCATTATTTGAGTTGTTGATGTATAATTTTTTTCAATGACAGTTTTTAATGCACTACCTTGTGGTGTATTATTTGCATTATCTGAGTAATATTTTATAAATTGAAGATTATCGAAATCTACATTTGCTTTTATTGTATTTCTCATAGCCATGAATGATACAAGGTTACCAATTTTAGAATTTGTTTCATGAATCGATTCTTGTGTTGAATCTATATTTGTCGTTATTTGATTAAGTGAATTTATAAATTCGTTTAATATTTCGATAGTTTTATTTATGATAAAAACAACTCTATTGTAATACGTATTTTCTGAATCATCATCGATATGACTAATATCATTTACATCAGAAAATAATTTTTTTAAATAATCTTGTAAGAAATTATTTAAGAATATAGAAAAATAATATTTAAAAAATTTTGTGTAAATTACAACATTGTTAACAGATGATACGATAATTTTATGTTTTGCATTTATTGGACTTGCAATAACATGATTGTTGAATAAATCAAACTTATCTTGAAAACTTTGTTGAAAATCTGATATAAACGGTACTATTGTAGTATTTCTATAATCCGTAAATCTTGATATTTCTATATCACATTTTGAGTACGATGATCCATTTGGTGATTTTATTTTTATTGAATTCAAAAAATCTATGAAATCATCAGAGAATGTTTTCAAATATTCGATATAAACCGTATTGTTGTTCATTTGGCCTCCTTCTACAAAATAACAAAGGGTAGGGAAATCTTAATTAATCACTGTTTTTTAGTTCATCTCTAATTTTTGGTTTTATTCTGTCTAACAATTCCGTATCATGTAATGCATGTGAATTTTCCTTTAATTCTTCATCGATGAATTTTGTTGCTAAGTTTTGTATTTTTCCAGATAATTCTAATACAATATCTGCATCAAATTGTGTTTTTGGAATTCCAGATAAAAACATGTTAACGACATATCCTGTAGATCCATCTGCATTTTGTACTTCTTTTCTTTGTATTTGCATGCTATCGATTATTAGGTTCATCAACCATTCTTCTTTAGTAGACATAATTTTCATTAATCAGTCCTCCACATAAAAAAATTTATTAAGAATTATTTAGATTTATATTTTTGTTCAATAAAAAGATAAATGGATTGAATGTATGGGAGGATTTTTAACCAGTAAAAATCATAATTTATTTTTGATTTATAATATTGAAGTATTTTTGGTTCCATTGTGTTTACGTTATTTATAATTACATTATTTTTTAGATAGAGTTTTTGTTTATTTGTAACAAACATTACAGGTTCTGCATTTAGAAACCATAATTTAAAATAATACATCCATTGCTTATATTCATTAAAAAACAAATATAAATGTTTCAGTATACCCAATGGTAAATCATCACCTTTAATTATAATTTTGTTATTTTCACAAATAGCAAAATATGATTTTTTGTTTTTGTGTATAACAAGTAATTTACTTATCCATGATTTTTTAAACGTGAAAATTGAATTTTTTGCGAAAATTGAATCGTTTATATTTTTATTTATTACAACTGAATCTTGGGTATAAATTATTCCATCCATTTCATAACATATTAATTTGCTGAATGAATAAAGAATGAAGGGTAAGTATCTACTTACCCCTTTTTCTTTTATTTTTTTACCAAACAATACATTACGTTGTTGTTTATTTTCTACTTTCAATAAATGATCATCATCAAAAAGATGTGCATATAATGTTGGTCCTGCAGCATTTATATCATAGTATGTAAACGGTGTATTAAATGCTAGCTTATTTGTTACTATCTTCATCTTTAAGTATTTCTTTTTTAAGTTTAGAAATTATTGCAATTGGTTTTGTAACATTGTCTTTCTTTAACGAATAAAAGAATGTTGCCCAAATAATCATATGCCATGTTGTGTATGCTTCCAATGCGGTAAGATCTTCTTTCATATGTTTAAAATCTTTTTTAGGCATCACATCTTCAAGTATTGATTCTGCAATGTTAACATTTATATTTTTTATTGTATCGACATTAAAATCAGAAAATCCACTATCTGATGTTTTTTCAGCTTTTTCTATGGATGAACGCATGTGTGCTTTTTCTATGTTGTTAATATCAACTTTTATACTTATCTTTCTTTTTGTTTCTGAATGTGAAACAATTAATGCGTTTCCCATTATAAGTTTACTCGTACCAGCATAATTATTTATTATATATATTCCCTCAGTTGTTTTGATATTTAAAAAGTTATAGTCAACATTACTTAATATTGCTATTATTTTTTTAGATTTTTCATCTAAATTAAAGAGTTTTGTATCTTTATTTTTTGTTAGCATTGCTTCTATAAATCCACCATATTGATAAAAATACTGCATTGTATAACCACTTTTTTGTATATTATCAACAAGTTCTTTTGTTGATACATATGTATAACGTTCACTAAATAATCCAAACGAATAACTACCTAAATGAATTATATATTTGTTTGAATGTAGACTTGAATTTTTATTTATTACGTTTTCGATAATGACTGGTACTAAATCATTTGGTTTGTATGCATCTTTTATAGTTCCTAAAACTATCATAATAAAACACCTCTCTTTGTTTTTTATAACTAATCATCAATAATTTCGGTTCTTAGAATGTTAAGATATGATTTAAATAATTTTACAATTTCCAAATTATCTTTATTTGTTGTATTTGAGAAATCGTATGAATAAAGCTTATTTATGATGTATTCTAATTTTTGCTGTATGTCATCAGATTTTAATGTAATAATTTCGTTTAAATTAAACAATGCGTCATACGCCAACAATGTCCACATTTCCATTTCACCAAATCGTTGACCACCTTGGTTTTTTCTACCTGCAGTTGGTTGTAGTGTTTTCTTAGTCAACTTACCTGATCCTCTTGCTGAAATTTTTTCCTTTACCATATGTTTTAATTTGTAAAAATATACATATCCAACTGTAGCATAGAACTTATTGTTATTGTATTCTACTATCTCTAATAATGGAGATAAGTCTGGCAATTCTTTTAAGTCCTTTTGTGCAAAGTATAATTTCATGTTTTCTTTTATATTTGGATTTAAATATATTGTTGCATCAATTATTTGTTGTCTTGAAGATGATTCAAATGGTGGTGCAGGAAATGTTAGTTGTAGATCATGAATTTCTTCAATTGAATTTATAGTTTCAAGTTGAGATTTCGTTTGCTCAATTATCCATTTTTCTTCTGTATTATCTATTATTTCATAGAATCCCATTATGAATTTTTTTGCATCATCCAAATTCTCCATTTCTTTTATACGTTTTTCCATGTGATATATACAGTTACCAGCAATTATTTCATAAATCTGTCCTATGTTCATCCTGGAAATTATTGACATTAAATCAACATTTATATCAACCATTCTATTTTCATTCTTTGTTATAATAATAGGAAGATCATTGTTTGTTATTTTAGAGATTACACCTTTTGCTGCATGTCTATTTGTTATTTTATCTCCTTCTCTAATTTTATCTATTGATCTTAAAACAATTTTTACATACATATCAAACTTATTTTTACCATAAACTATTTTAGACTGTTTGTAATTCATTAAATTCTGATAATCAAATAAATTATGATAACGTTTTATTTCTGATTTTATATATTCGTCATCTATTGTTGCATCTATTTTTTGTGCTAATTTATCTTTTTGTTGCAAAATTTCTAAAACTGCAATATCGTATTCACGAATATCATGATTCCAAACATTTGCAACTAAATCTGTTTCTATTACTTCAGAATCCTCTGAAATATAAACTGGTTTTGGATCTTCTATTATTGATTCAGAAGATGAATTTTTTAACAATAAAATAGGTTCAAATGCTTTTATTTTTTCTCCAACGGTAGGAAGAATTTTATATGAATCTTTATTGTCCAATGATAATAATGAAACTGTAGCTGGTACATGTTGTTCAATAACGTGATATTTATAGCTATCAAGATTTACAGTATCGCTTAAAACGATTGAATCTTGATAACACCATGGATGCAAGATTATACTACAAAGTAAATTTTTACCTTGTGCTAAATTTCCATTATTATCAAAATAACCTATTTTGTATGAGATCACATCACCTTTTTTGAATTCAGTTTTTTCTTCTGGAATTTTATAGTAATATGAGACTTTGAATATTTTATATTTATCATTATCTGATGATGGGTTTTTATTTTCGATTAATATAATACGTGTACTACTAAATACTACGACACAGTCAAATGGTGCATAAATAATATCTGGCTCAAGAACTTTATTTCGTTCTAATGTTGTTTCTACAATAGGAGGTTCATTTTCTACTAACGGAACTGCTTGTCTGCATTGTGATGCAGCCATTTGATTACGTATTGCATCGTTATAATTACAAAATGGTGTGCTTATAGATAACTGAGGACAAAATAATATCTTTTTCACATTATACCTCCTAATAATAACTGATTGGTAATTATACGCTTTATTTGCGTGATAAAAACCAATCAGTTATATTATTATACAAAAAAATTTTTATATCATTATTTATTGTTGTGGTTGCTGTGTTTGTGGAAATGATAATTGATTATTATCATCAACTCTATTTTGCTTAAAATTGTTATTTTTGTACTTACTTCTAAATTCATGTGAATGAATAAATTTAAAATAATCGTCTTTGAATGGTAAATCTATTATTTTTTTGAGAAAATGTTTGAATACTCCTATTTGATCTATTTTATCAGTTATGGATAATGACATACTATTTGTGCGTTTTTCATTGTTTTCAGATTTTGTTAATGATAAGAAAATTACATATTGATTTGGTTTATGTAACGAAAATACTGTGAATCTATTTTTTGATTGGTTTGGAGAATGATATAATGTGTAATTTTCTGAATTGTTCATTGTTATTTGATCATTATCTATTATGCTATAAATTTTTGATGCTTCATCTGGAGAAAGTGTAAAAACTATTTTATTATTCCAATCAAATATTTTTTGACCTTTTTGTAAACCTGATTGATTTATATTTACATTAGGGTAAATATTTGCAATTTCTAATATTCCTATTTTTTTCTCATAAGAAAGTTTAATCGTCATTGCACCTTTTTTTACATTGTAAAATGTATACATGTTTCTTCTCCTTTTTTATTTTTTAAATTATTTGGTTAATTACATCAATATATTTTTGATAATCATTTTTTGGAACTCCACTTTTTTCTAAAAATTCTTCTTGTATCGAATTTATGTTTATTTTTGAAAGTGTTACCATTTCTTCATCATCAATTAGCTCCTCATTTTTATCATTTTTTTCAACATCATATGTAAAAACATATCCAGAAAATTCCTTTTGTAATTCTTTTATTTCTATTTTCTTAGAATAATTGTCGGGAATCATGAATACATAGTTTGATAGATTATTTACTATATCTTCCTTTATTTCATCCAAATCCAACTCTGTTTCTTTATCAAGATTTATTGTCTTGTATTTTGGATATATTGTTGGTATTGATTTTATGGTCATAGCATCAGTATCAACTAAAATAAATCGTTTTTCGTCATCACGTTCATCAACTCTAACTGGATTTGGTGATCCTACATAATAAATATTATCAGATACTTTTTGTGGTTTATGATAATGACCAAGAATTAAAAATGTATCTTTCATCTCTGAAAAATCAGAAATCGAAAATTCTCCACCTTTATATGATGTGTTTCCGGCTAATGCTTCTTTTAACCCAAAATGAGAAACTATAAGTCTTGTTGTTTCTAAATCAATATTCTGAAAATCTTCTTTTATTTTTTCTTTATCCCAATGATGACCTATTAATACACAATCATTTATTGTTATAGGATTTCCAGAAAATGCTACTGGAATTCCTACATATTTTAAAAATGAAAACATTTGGTCATTATAAACAGTATAATCGTGATTTCCAGCAACAATATACGTTTCAACTGTATTTTTTGCATATTCAAGCTCGTCTTTTAAATAATTGTATACCATTTGATGCACAGAGTCTTTAGTGTCAATTAAATCACCCGCAATTATTAAAGTAGCATTGTTTTCTTTTGCGTAGTCCACAGCATTATGTAAATTTAATGTAGGGTAGTATATATGTTCTGGAATTCCATTAACTGATCTACTATATCCTTTTATTGTAACATGTAAATCAGCAATAATAACATATTTCAATGTATGCCTCCTTCATTTAAAAAACGAAAAATTAAATGTTGTTCATATCGATTATTTGTTCTGCTAATTCATTTTGTATATCTGGTCGATGTGATATAACAAAAATCGATAGATCATATTTATCGGATTGATTTTTCAAAAAGAATAAACTTTTTGATGCATTTATCTCATCTAAATTGTCTAAAAATTCATCTAAAAATAATGTTTTTAAATCATACTCACTTGAAAATACGTCACGTATTGCAGAATAAAGAACTAGTTTCGAAATGATACCCTCACCGGTAGATGTATCTTCAAATGGAACTAAATCACCATGATGATTTTTTGATAAAATTATAATATTATCATTTTCGTCAATATCGAATGATACATCAATTAATGAATTATATCTTGTTTTTATGATTTTATCAATAGTTTTGGAAAGCTTCTTTACAATTAACTTGTTTAATAGTCGTGTATTTTTCCAAACCGATAAAATTCGTTGTTCTTCTTCCAAATTTTCAATTTCAATTTTTGTATCATTTATTGATTTGTCTGAAATAATTTTTTTGTATTTTTTTGTTTCTTCTATAAGTTTTTTATTTATACTTTCTAAGTTGTCATTAATTGCATTTATCATGCTTTCTAGTTTTATTTTATTGTCTATTAATTTTAATGTTTCAGAATAATTTTTATTTAAATCAGATTCTGATAAATTATATTTTTTCAATAAATCTTGATAAATTCTGTATTTTTTATTTTGTATTTCCGAATCCGACAACTGATCTTCCAATTTCTCTTTTTTAACAAGTAAATCTTCTATTTGTTGGTTAATTTTCTTTATTTTTTCAGTAACATTATTATATGCGTCCATTTTTTCATTATATGCTATGTTTTTTAATTCATCGATTTTTCGATTGATAATATTAATATTATTTTCGAGATGTGATATATTATTTTTGAGTTCCAAAATTTTATTATTGTATTTTTCCATATCATAATCATTAATCTCATGTTCACAAACGAAACAAATTTTTTGGTTAATTAAATCTTCATATTTTTTTATTTCTGAATTTAACTGTTTTATTTGATATGAAAATTCATTTTTGTCGTTAATAAGTTTATTTATTTCACTTATTGCTTTTTTATCGATTTCATTAGTTTCGTTTGTATACTGTTGATTTAATGACTCAATTTCGAATTTTAAATTTTGAATTGGAATATTACATTCACTTTGAATTTTATTTTGTATATCTTTTTCTATATTTTCATATGTTGTTTTTAATTCGAAATTGAATTTATTAATTGTTTCTATTTTATTATGTATTATCTCTTTATTATTAATCGATGAATTATTCAGCGTGTTTTCTATATTCATTAAATCGTTTTTAAGGTTGTTAACTTTTTCCAATTCTGATTCATAGATGTTTTTTATAGATGCTATTGATGATTTAATATTTTCTATCTTATTTTCATGATCATCAATTTTTGCTTTTAAATTGTATAGTTTTTCATCATTCTCATTTTGTTTTGCTGTTATACGATTAATAAAATCACTAACATCTGCATAATTCGATACAAGTTTTTTGATGTCTAATTGTTGTAACATGTTTAATTTTACTATATCATTTGGTATTAAATCATCAATTATTTTTTTTACGTTTGCTCCAGTTGCTAATTTATCACCGTTTTTATATAATACTACACTAGATTTTTTTCCAATAGTCCGTTGCATGTTATAATCTTCATTATTTATTGTAAATAATAATTCTATGTATGATTTATCTTTTCCGTTTTTAATACCAGATGAAGCTGGTCGTCCATTTAATTGTCGATTGTACAAACATGTATATACAGAATTCATTATAGTAGTCTTACCTTTTCCGTTTTTCCCAACTATTACATTTAAACCTTTTGTGAAGTCAATTTCCATATCTGATATCGATCTGAAATTAATAATTTTTATTTTATTTAGTTTAATAATTTTCACGTAACAATACCTCCTTATTATTGAAAATATATTTTTTATTAATAGTCCGATACACAAACGAATGCGGTTATGACGAAGAGTATATTATGGATATATTCTTCGTCAAACTCGCAGGAGTTGAATATGCTAAACTTTTTTTTTTTGAATGGACGTTTGAATATTATATTCAAACTGATGTATCACTATCGGACTTTTTTTCTCGATGCTTTAACAAGGTATGGAGTGAATATCATGATCTCCATACCAATTTGTATGCTGTGTTTTTTATCTTGTATAAGTATTAATACTCATACATGTTCTAATCACCATCGAGATTTTTATAAAAATAGCAATACTTCATCTACACCCCTCGTTGTAGATTCGTATCACCATTGGTGCGATGGATACGAATTTTCATACGAGAATTCGTATCCGAGCACTATGAGGTGTTACGAATCTTATTTATTTTAGCGATGTTTGAAAATTTACTGTTTCAATTAATTGAAACAACACACTATTGCTATTTATTTACTTGATACACATAGTTTATGCATCTTCTTCCTTCGGATAAAGGGAAGGAAGTAGATGTGTACAACTTGCATTTTTTTACTGCCATAAAATGAGAAATGAAATTTATTCATTTCTTTATTACTCACTATCAAGTAATTACTTTCCGATAATACTTAATAATTGTATGTTTATGAATTTCATTTTGTATTACTTAGGGATTCTGCTCAAATAACGGATGATCATAATCCCTTCTGGACGGTAGTCCAGTTGGGATTATGCTCTATCCGTTTTCGAAATTTGTCCTGACATTTAAATTTTGAGTTCATTAATAAAATGACTCGTTTTCACTATTATCGGAATTCCTTTGTATTATATCGTTAATATTTTACTTGTAAAGCTTAACTTTTTCGGGCAAAAATATCTTTATGATATTTTTATAATATTTCCATTCTGCTTCACGTCTTGCTTTTTGTGCATCTGTCATATTATTAAAATAGCCAATATGTTTTTTTATACCATTCGAAGAAATAGTCACTTCATATTTATCTCTCCTTTTGTTATACACTATACCTGGGTGTTTTTTATTTTGTAAGTTATAAAGAAACACATTTTCTGATTGTGTTACAATCTTTAAATTTGATTTTCTTAAGTCTTGTTTTGTTTTAGTCGGTTGTTTTATTAATTTTACTATTTTTTTATCTGAATTTTTCATGTTCATAATAATTCTGGAAAGTTTATCTTTTAATTGCTTTGTATTAGACCCATTTTTATAATTTACAATAACACGGTTATCATTTACATAAATACAAATAACATCATAATCAATTAATTTTTTTATTCCAGATTTATCGATTAAGATTTTATAATTTGACGGATTATTAAGTATTAATTCTACATATTGTTTTTCATTTTTATCTTTGGGTTTAATCATATTAACTTTTTTAACGTTTGTTATATTAGATAAGAAATACAACTCCGTATTTGTTAAAATCTTTTTTGAATTTTTATCAGACGTTTTTGCACTTTTATTTTCTTTAGATTGATCTTTTTTGTTTTGTTTAATCGTTCTTTTCTTTGTTTCGTTTTTTAGAGATCTTACATTTTTTTTCAATTTAGTATCTGATTTAACTTTGTTTCCACTTTTCTTAACCTTTTTTGTTTCCTTGTCTTTTTTAGACATTAATTAATCCTCCTTTTATAATTCTAAAAGATTTTTATACATATTATCAATGTATTCTTTAGAGTTTTTCTTAATTTTTCTTAATTCCTGTATCTTTTCATCATATTTTGAAACATCAGTATTTATAGTAAGCAATGTTTTTATATTATATTTCGTTATGACATCTAAAATTACTTTTTCAGAGTATTTAATTTTATTAGATAGTTCTTTAATAATTGTTTTTAAATCTTTTGTTGTATTTTTATATAAATGTAAATGCTGTTGTAATAATTTTATGATTTTTAATTCATCTTTTAAATCACCAATTCTTTTTAGTTCATAATTTATATATTCAATATAAGTTTTAGAAAAAAACTCATATGAATATTTTAGGTATTCATCAACTGAAATTTGTTCTGTTTTTTCTGATTCTATATTGCTTACCACTATTTCATATTGATTAGAAAAAACCATGTTATCAACAGCATTACATAATTGTTGAAAAATTTTATCTTGATTTTTTTTAGAGTTGACTGTGAAATGAAAGCAAACAGTTTCATCTTTAGTGCATTTTAATTGTCGTGATACATGTTTTGGAACCGGTAATTCTATGAAACTAACTTGCTGATCTGTCCATAAATTACCAAGTTTTTTTATCACATTTTTAAATGTAAATTCAGGTGAAGATAATATATATACACTTTTACTTTTTAAGTCTTTATAAGCTTTAATTCTAAAATCGATTGATACTTTTTTATTTGATTCAAGTAATTTTCTACATGTTTTTGCATCAGAAATACACGTTGCACCTATAATTTTTGGTTTTATAACTTTCGATTTATCAAACAATCTATTTATTAAATCATTTTTAGAATATACAGGTATTGTTGTTTTTCTACCAAATCCCATAAAAGACTGTGTATATTTACAAATTAAACAAAATGGTAACATTGTTGGAAATGCAATAGGTTCTGGATCTAATTCATCAGGTTCCCATTTAACATGTTTCACATATTTTAATGCTAATTCATATGTAAATTTAGATAATTTTACATTCGTATATCTTGCTGCTGCGCACGAACTTGGTTCACTTCCAAGTTTTGTGCCCCACCAACCATCACCATCTAAAAATCCATTTTGAACAGCCCATTGAACTGTTCCAAGTTGCTCAGCATGGGGATGCCATTTACCAATTATTTCACCAAGTATTTTTGCTGTTTTTGTAAATGATTTTTGTGCAATTGTATATGCAGCAAGAATAGTTCTTCTTTGTACAGGTAATAATCCATCACGTATATCAGGAAACATTTTCTTAAAATTAACATACATTCCATATTCTTTATAGTATTGTGGAACGATTTTATCCATTTATTCTCCTTTCATACATTTTTAAAGTTGATACGATGATATTGTAATAAAATCAAATTGTGTTTAAAATATTATATGAAATAGGGAAATGAAGATCATTTCCCTTATTTTCACTATCAACTTTTTAGAACAAATTTAAAATTAATTATGGAGGATACAAGAATATGTCTTCAAAAACTAATAAAAAGAGCAAAAAAACATCGTATATAAAAGTAGATCCTCGTAAAAAAGCTAAAATGAAAGTTTCAGCTGCAGCTATCCAAATAGCCAAAAAACATGATGATCCATTATATAAAAAATATGCTAAATTTAGAAAACTAATGTTTAAATATAGAAAAGTTTTAGTTAAAAGATATGGATCAAAAGCAATGACTAAGCTTAGAAAATCTGGAAATATGGTTGTAAGATCTTGGTAAATAATTTAAATTTTGAATTTATTATCTAATAATTGCCTTTTGTATTCTGAACTCGAAAGCAGTTTTTCCAATTTATCTAGTTTCTTTGTCCACTTCACCTGATCTAATTGCCTGTCTTTTCCTAATGTAAATCTAAATATTTCAGGTGGATTAAATTCACCAAGACCTTTAAATCTTCTTATTTTTATACCTTTATTTCTGCATTCGTTTAGTTCTTTTTCTGTCCATATAGGTTTAAACGTATCATTTTTTCCTATCCCATATAATGGTGTTTTACACACATATAAATATGATTCCTTTATAACTTCAGGTATATATTTAGCAAAAAACATTATCAATAATGTTGTTATAAATTTACCAGCAGGGTCAGCATCTGCAGCAAGCAAAATCTTACTATATCGTATATTTTCGATTTTTACATGTGGATGTATACCAGTACCTATAGCATTTACCAAATCTGAAATAACATCATTTTTTATTAACTTTTTTGTATCCATTGTTATTGCATTGGGTATAACACCACGTAATGGTAAAATTGCATGTTTTGTTATATCTCTAATTGAATTTAATCCTGATATAGCTGAATCACCTTCACCAATTAATAATTCACCTCCTGGTTTGGTACAATCTTTTAATTTTGTGTATTTAGTAGAACCTCTTGTTTTATTGTTTTTAGCTTTTAATAATGATGCATTTCTTTGCTTTCGATATGCTTCAAAAAATTGACATAAATATTCAAATTGATCTTGATTTTGTTTTTTCCATTCTAATAATTTTGATTCAAGATTATCCATGATACTTATATCAGATTTACTTTCTAATCTAACCTTTACTTGTGCATCAAATGCTGTATTCACAATTCGTAAATCAATATAGCATCTTAATCCAACTAAACAATCATCTTTTTCAAATTTAAATTTCTTAACGTTGAAAACTTTTTTTAATGTATTGTAAAATTTATTTAAATGAACTCCTGAGTGAACCGGTACTAAATTTACTGATGTAAATGCTTTTGGCATAACACTACCTTTTTCATCCCAAGTAAACCATATATCGTATGATTCTATTTTCTTTTTATCGGTATGTTGGATTCTAAACCAATTATCTTTTGATGTAGCTGATAAGTCATGTAAAATATCATAAATTGTTGAGTTTATTTCTTGTTGTTTTCCATCGATTATACATTCAATTTCTAATTTTGGGTATGCAATTTTTGCTAGCTTTAATCTTTCAATGATTTTATCAATATCATAATGAATTGATTTGAAATACTTCTTATTTGGTATAGCATAAATCATTGTGCTAAATGGTGGTTCTGATTTATATGCATTTTGCTTTCTTAAAATAAATTTTCCTTTTTTAAATTCGTATGTTGCATGCTTTTTATCTCGATATATTTCCATTTTCAATTTATCACTTAATGCATTAATTGCTGTTAATCCAATTCCGTGTAACCCAGACGCTATTTTATACGGTGAATCCTTTACATCTTTGTTAAATTTCCCAGATGTAGACATCTCTGTACAAGATAGAATCGGTGGGTCTTTTTCTATTGGTAGCTTTTGATCAAATGGAAATCCTCTTCCCCAATCCTTAACTTTAAATGCATTTCCGTCAATTTCTATAGATAGTTTATTGCAAAATCCAGCCTGAACCTCATCTAACACATTATCCAGTGCTTCCATTAATAAATGGTTTGGATTTTCTGTGCTTCCAATATACATAGATGTATTTTTTTGAATGACCTTAATATCATCAAGTTTTATAATATCTTTAGTCGAGTAATTGGGGTTTTTACCCATATATCATCCTCCTTCCATATACATACATGTCCAACTACATCCTTCACAATATTTTCTGATATCAAGTTTACGTTTTTCAATATACTCATTTATAAATCCATTGTAATCATCTGACTTTATATATTTTTCAACATCAATAGTTGGTGTTTCAGTTCCTCTTAATCTTAAACAATTGCGTATAGATCCATCAGCATCCATTGTCAATGAGTTTAAATTTTTATAACCACATTTTACTATGCCATTACTTGATGATAAAACATGTTCAATTCCTTTTGGGTTTACTAATATTTCTGGATATTTTCCTTTTATATCGTTTATTATTTCTCTAAATTCTAAAATTTGATCTTTATTTAATAATAATGAATTTTTATTATAATTTTTTTCAGCAAAATCATAATAATTATTAAGTGGTTCCTCAATTATAGACACACTTATCCTAAAATTGTTTTCAAGTGCTAAATTTACTATTGAGTAAATGTTTTTATAATTTGTTTTATCAACAACGACTTCCGCAACCTTATCAAGTCTATTGTTATTTTTATACGATTTCAACATTTCAAGGCCATAATCTGATTTTATATTTCTTGATTTATCTATACTATTTGGATCCAAACTTACTGTTAATCCTACTAAATATGGCTCTACTTTTTTGACATTTTCAGGATACATTGCATTTGTTATTACAGATGATGGTACATTTTTTTCATATAATGATTTTATAAGTAAGTGAAAGTCATTATATAGTGTTGGTTCTCCACCATAAATTAAGACAAATAAATCATTATCATACCTTTTTAAAAAATCAATAAAATCCATAAAATATTTATAACTTTTATTGAAACCAATATAGTATTTTAATCGTGGATACTCTTTTGGAATGTTTGTATAATATTTAGTTATTCTACAATAATTACAACTTAAATTACAGATTCTAGTTACTAAAAGGTTCAAAATCATAATTTTCACCTCATTCTATATGTGATACTCAAAAAAGATGTAAAATGTGATCCTACGGCAACTCGTGACCTTCGGGAACGAAGTTGACTGTATGGATCTCATTTTACCGCTTTAATTTAGATTTTTTTAGATCTTACGTTGATAATATTATCAACGCTTCTTCACTATCACATATTTTTAATTACTATGTTATAAGTTTTTTAATTTCTTCGATAGGGGGCAAATATTTTCTTATGTTATCAATGTTTTCACTATTCCATCTACTTTCCATGATGTCTGGTTTAAAAGCCACTTCATAATAATTTCGTTTATCTTTTATACCTACTATTTCAGCTGCCCATGATGATAATAACCCACTACCACATGCTGGTTTTCCTTTATAGCTGCATTGATAAATTTTTCCATTTTCAATTTTTGCATTATCACAAGAAACTGTCATATTAAATAATTCTTCCATTCCAATGTATTTTAGTAAAATTAGTTCCTCTTTTTTTGTAAGATTTTCAAAAATATTTACCCAACGTATTTTTTGATTTGCACCAGCTAATGACGCAAAACGTAGTAATTCTTCAAATTTTTCTACAAAGCGCGATGAGTTGTCTGGGTAAAATGATTCTTCATCAATATTTGGATATCCCCCAGCAATAAAGATATTACTGTATTTATTATTATAGATTAGTTCTTCCGCATATATTGATGCCAATGACATAAATAACAAATTTCTTACCGGAACCCATGCGTTTGTAGTTTTTAGATTATCACCGGCTGTATCTATATTTATGTTTTTGTTTATTAACATTGATGTTGGTTTTTCATTAATTGATAGCTTTTTATAAATGCTAGAAATATCCACAATTTTAAGATCAACATCTATTTTTTTACATATGTTTTTTACTGCTAATTCTTCTGCATCTTGTGATTTTTGACCATATTTTATATGCAGTGCAGTTACATCCATATTTATATGTTTTAAATATGCAAGTGTTGTTGTACTGTCAATTCCTCCAGATGCAAGAACTATATATTTTGTGTCTTTTTCATATGGCTTATCTTGTTTCCATGTTGGGTGTTTAAATTTAATACTATAGTTTTCTTCAGTTAATAATTGACTATCAATATCTACTCTTATTATAGAATATGGTGGTCTATCATCTACATAAAAGTTTTCCCACGTTCTAGTAAATTTTATTTGACATTTTGTAAATTCTGATAAAGCTGCAGACACACCGTCACGTGTAGAATGTAAAACATATCCCATACCTTTCGCATATCCTTGTGCTAAAGGTAAAAAACTTGATATACCATATAACATTTTTGTTTTTATATCAAATGCTATAATACTCCATCCACCAGTTAATGCTTCTACTGTATTTTTCATATTTTTATGATTCTGGTGATATATTCTACCGAAAACTTCACTATCAAAATCTATATCATCAAATTGCTTTACCAGAGTATCTGAAAATGCACCATTGTGTACATAAAATATATCTTTATATTTTATTGGTTGTAAAAAGTATTTTTTGTCATAGTTCATTTTTTCAGTTTCAGGTGCATTTCTTGCACTAAACAATATAATGTCATTGAGTTTGATATTTTCTTTTAGAAACTTATAAACTTCATCTACACTTTTTGAGAAAGGTGTTTGTTTGTACAAACATTTAAAATAATTGTTATCGTTAGTTTGTGGATGAATAATACACAATCCAAATCCATCACGTCCACGCTTTTCAGCTTCTCTAAATGCTGCAATAAAAGATTCTATAGGTGGTACAGATTCTGTTAAGTGAAATCCTGTAATGCCACACATATTTACCTCAATTCTTTATATCATTCGTTATTGAAATCTTTTTATCAAGTTTCCAAAAGTCAAAATACGGGCAATTAGTTTTATTTATAAATTCGTCTGTCCACGGTGTTTTTACAGTTATCTTATTTTTGATTTTCTCAATAACATCAACGTTATCATCTATAATAAGTGTTGTATCGTTAGCAATTTTTTGTTTATCTTCGATTGATGCATTTGTTATAACTTCAATATCAGTAGTAGGGAATAATGTTTTTATTTTTTCTTTTGCATTTTCTCCATATTTATCATATCTTCCTGTTATAAATTTTATTTTAATTTCAGGATAGTCTTCAATTATAGTTAACAAATACAAATATAATCTTAAATTCACAAACTCATCCCATGAAACATAATTTAATAATAGATCTAAATCTTTTTCTTCAACGTTTTCTATTTTTCCAATACGTGCATAAGGATCTATTTTATTATCCATATTACATGATAAAACTGCTGCATTTGTATCTATAAAAACACCATCGATATCTACAGCAATTTCTTTTATATTGTTTTTTTGAATAATTAAAATAAAATCTACAAATTTTTTAATTTCCATTTTATTCTCCTTTTACTAATTAAATTACTTTATTTGACATATCAATTATAGTTTCACAATATTTCATACTTTGTTGCCATCGTATCGGATTGTATTTTTCCTTATTGGATTTTAATTCAGAATAATATTCTACAATTTTATTTTTATTAAATGGTAAAATTTTATATGGAAATAATGCAACATTTCTTCTAAAACATGCTCTACAGTTATAGCAATGAGGGTCAGGTTTTGTTACATCTGGATTATAACATGAAAACGTCTCTTTAGATAAATCTTTTATGTTACCATATCTTTCTATAAACCAATTTACAATTTCACTTTTAGTTAAATTAAAATTAAAAGCCGATTTCATTTTAACCTTGATGGGATTGTTAGATTTTGTGAGACATGATGAAAATTCTTTATAAATTTCACGATTATTATCTGAAATTCTATCATCTAACAAACCACCGGTATATATATTTATATCTCTGTTATTGTAATTAAAATGAATTGTTGTTAATAATGCCATCAATAAATTTCTGTTTGGAATAAATGCATCATGATGCTCATATTTAGAAATTTGATTAAATTCAAGTATAACACAATTTGGCCGATATTTCATAATATATTGTTGTTCAGTTTTACTATATATGTGATTTAGATTTATATATACCGGTATCAAATTTTCAATTTTCAGTGTGTCTTTTAAATAATAATATCCAATGTAACTATCTACACCACTGGAATATAATATAATGTTTAATGGTGAATTTTCATAACACAATTAATGTCTCCTTTCATTTTTATTGCAAAAGTTACTTTGAAATATTCAAATTACTTGTATATTTATTAGAAATATCGAAAATTATTTCTAATAATTTCTTCTCGCTTTCGCATAAATCATTTTGAATTATATGTTTTATGATCGATTCATCAATGTTAAAAACTATTTTTGGATCATAAATATCATATTGAAACGCATTTGTATGACCAGTGAGTTCATTTCCAATTTCAGCAAGCACTTTCATTAAATGACCAAGAGGATTTTGTAATTTTCCATATCGTAAATTATAATTTTTTACTTCATCGATGAATTGTTGTTTAATTCTACCTACACTTTCTTCTGGAAACATACCTATCATTTGTGCAGTTAAATTCCATGATTCTACCGATCCACCCAGTATCTTTTCCATAATTCCTACTAACTGTATTTTCTTGTTATCGTCATTCATTTTTATATTCCCTTTCAATTATTTTTCGTTTAGCATAGATATTAATTTTATCTCACTTATGACATTGTCATACGTTAATGGTGTATATTTTGATTGTTTTTCCACCATTTTTTCTAATGCGAATAGACCACGTATTTCGTTAGTTATATCTATTTTATTATTATCTACCAAATAATGTAATGCTTTTATTTTTTTTCTTACTTCTTTGGGTAACGCAACTTTATCATTTACAACAAGTCCACACACAAGTTGTCTATATTTTCTCGAAACGCATATTGATTTTTTCTCATTAAGTAATATTTTTCCATCATATAGATTTTCTAACATTTTGGTTATTTTGTTTTTAAAATAACCGATGAAACACATCTCATTCATGGAAATTGTTATGTCATCTGCATATCTAGTATAATTAATATTTAATTTGTTATCGTAGTATTTTTCTAGATTTTTAATGATGTTTACAATTCCCCAATCAAATTGTCTCATTATAAAATTTGAAATGTGTGGACTTGTTGGTGCACCTTGTGGTAATCTATATTTTGGTATTCCGTTTTGGTCTATTTCCTTTACAAAGCATGTTTCAATTATTTGATCATATAATTTTTTCATTTTTTTATTACTGTTATTAGATGTATATAATTTATACATGTTTTTATTATATAGACGATTATAATAATGATTTCTGTATTGAGAATATGCAAATGATTTGAACACTTTTCTGAATAATTTATCATCAATTGATGAAAAAAAATCTTTGATGTCAAATTTTATTATATATTTTTTACCAACATGTGGTAATGCATTTGTAACTATACTTTTATTTACAACAAAACCATGCGCAAATGGACTTATAGATAAATATTTATATAGTACATTTTTTAACAATTTACGTTGTTTCTGCTGTAGTTGACGATTTGGTGCTTCTATAATACGATATCCACCTCGATGTTTTGGAATTTTAAATACAGTATATCTATCATCCAAAACATAATCATTTATGGTGTTTTCTTGGGTATTCAATTATTGATACCTCCTATATTTTTTTAATCAATATCAAATATTTTTTTTATTATTTGTTTAATCTTTTCTTTAGGTTGAGTTCCTACAATAATTTGTGGCTCATCATTCTTCTGAGCAAATAAAATTGTCGGTATGCTTTGTATACCGAATAAAGACCCTAGTTCCGGTTGATTTTCTACATCAATTTTATAAAAGTGAATTTTACCTTCATACTCTTTTGATAATTCTTCAATTATAGGTGATACAGTTTTGCATGGTCCACACCAATCAGCATAAAAATCTATAATTGCTGGAATATCATGCTCATATTTCCACTCGTCATACTTAGAATAATCAAATACCTTTTCCATAAAATCCTTACTTGTTAACTTTTCAACCATAATATATCCTCCTTAAAAATTAATAAAATATTTATTTTTTATCTTCATTTTTTTTAAAAACAGTATCTATCAAACTATTCAAATCATCAAAATTATTTGGCATAACATTTTCATATTGTACAGGTTTAATATGTTTTATATTTATAGATTCAATGGAATTATTCAATTTATTAAAAATAATAACATAGTGAGCACCATCATCATATTCATATCCAATAATATCAATTATATCGTCTGCTTCATACCCATATTTTTTAGCCGTATTTTCATGTATAAACGTGTAATCTAATGAGAAGTTAAACATACCAGTATTCATAAAATCCTCCTTCTAAATAAAAAAATAATAAAGATTGTTATCATATTTGATAGGTGGGAAAGACTAGATGTCTTTCCCACCTTGTGTATTTGTAGATGGCAACGTTATAACATTACCATCATCTGTAATAATGATCTTGATACCTGATTGCGTTAAAATTCTAACCAAAATATCACTTAACACAAATCCTCCCATTTTTTTTTCTGTCACAGACAGAAAACTCATCATATTTTAATTTGCCTGATGAGTGGCAATTTTTTTTT